ACTCTATATCGCACTCGAAGCGGTAGCAGTGCAGCGGCAAAGCCTGTGTCTGTCGATATCCGCTCAAAACTTCCAAACTCTGAATCGATTGCTTTGCCGTCCCAGTGATACCAGCCTGAATCCTGCGTCAATGCTGCCTGAACGTCTGCAGCCAATATGCTCATCAACTTGTCTAGCGGCTCTGTGTCATGCTCACTCTGCATGACATGGAGTCGCAAGTGCAAAATCATCTCGTAGCCAATTGCTGGCGGATTACCCGGACAATCGATTTCCGGTAGTCGCTCCAACGCATGCCGAACAATTACCACCTGATCGTTTTTTGGCGTCCACTCGTCGACTTGGTTTGTCTGCCTAACAATTTCCAAGTCTGTTAACTCCGCTTCAAGCAGCGTTACAACTTCCTCGGTTATCGCTTCGTCAACTGGCACATCTAGCGGCATTCCAGCACCAACATTCCGTGGTCTTGAGTGACAAGCCTCACAATTGACCGCTTGGTAGCGTCCATTCCGTCACGCGCAGCAAACTCGATCTGGTCGCCACCCGTATCTAATTCCGTCGAGCTAATACCTAACGTGGCACTGTTAGCAACGTGAACTTCAAAGACTGGCAGGACCGTAGCCCCGCCATCCTCTGCCACGGTTGCCATTGTTTCTCGCATCACTACAGCATTGATAGTCCGATCTGGCCGCGTATCGCCCTGCTGAAACAGTCGTGGACAATACGTTACCTCTTCGGCAAAAGCCGCTGTGTCTAAAAAGACAACAGCGGCATCGTCTGCTATAGCGTCACGAAGCGACATGGTTAAGCTCGGCGTGTAGTTACCTTGACGTAATCAACGATTACTGAATCAACGTTACCGTTGGCCGTCTTTTGCAACTGGATGATTGGCTGTAGTCCAGAGCTATAGCCTGACATGTCGAACGTCTGCGAAGGAGCGACCCGCTGTCCGTCAATGTAAAACTTGACGTTGGACTTGCCGCCAGTGAAGTCGATCACAAAACGCTTAAACGTGGTTCCAAGAGCTACGCCGGTTGAAACATCGCTCACATCTCGCACACCATCGTCAGTTTCTACATCTAAGATGGTTGTGCTTCTGGCACCTTCCATCCGAAACCATGCGTGAGCAGCAACACTGTCAGGCGTATCGTCGCGGGCTGAGCCGACTCCGAACACAAGGATAGAACCGCTGGTAAAGGTTGCAGCACCGATCCGCACTCGCATCTCAACGGTCTGGATGTCGTCGATGTCGAAATCCAACGCGTCGCCAAAGTGGTTGCAAATGTTGACGATGGCACTGTCGTTGTTTAGCGTCATGGTGCAAACACTCGTACCCTTGGTGTAGGTCGGAGTACCAGTCACTGAGGTGTCGTCTACCAGCCACGGAGTAGCCGGATCGGCTGAAGTTGGAAGCGTTGCTACCGTTCCATTGAAGTCGTCGTAAAATACTTGGAAGTCTTGAATGCCTGACATTTTATTTTTGTCTCACTATTTGAAGGTTGATTTGTAGCTTGGTTACTCTCGGTCGGTCGCCAGCGGGTGAGGGTGAGAGCAAGCCCCCACCCGCTGTCATCACGGAGGATTCAACTAGGCAGAGTTGCGGAACAACCCACGCCAATCGATTGCCTTGACTCCGAACGTCTGTCGAACCTTGTTTTTGTAAACGTCCTTGTCAAAGTCCCATTCGCTTTCGATGACCGGCGATTCTTCACCTTGCAAGAAGGTGAGTTCCACGGTATCGATCTGTCCTGGGTCAGCGGCTAGATACCAAACTGTGGTGCTGGACGCATCAAGTTGCGGTTCGCCGATCACGGTCAGGCTACGAGGTCCGCCAGGGCCGTAGATGTTGCGGACGCCTTCGTTGTTGTTGGCTGCGTTGTAGCTGGTCGAGTTGACTAGCTCCAATGCAGTGGCCTCGTAAGACACTGGCACAATCAGGTATCGCGGTGCGATGTTCAGAATCGCTGAACTGTTTAAGCCGGTCTGCCGACGCATTGCGGTAAACCCAGTGTTAAGCGTGCCGACTGCTGGAGCACCCGCGCCGCCGCTGGTGTTACTTCCAGATGCGTGAGAACCGAACAACGCCACACCATCACCCATAGTCGGGTTGCTGGTTAGCACTTCGTACACTTTTTGATTCTGTGTACGTCGAGCGGCGTTGCCGTGCATCTGTGGAACGCGACTGATTGCGTCTAGGTCGTCATTGACAACCGTTTCCCACGTGATGGTGAAGATGCGTCCGAACTTTTCGACCTTGTAAGTCTCCTTACTGTCGACCATCGCACCTTCTTTGTAGTCGGTGTTTTCTGGAACCATTTCCAGATTAGGCGATTCACCAAACCGAATGCGGTTGATGTTTTTGAAGTCGGCAACACTGGACCCCTGACGCGCCCAAAGATTCCAAGTATATGGAGCTTCTTCATAGCCAGCCAAAAGCGTCTTGTTGGCGGCGTCCAACAGTAAATTTGCAAAGCTACCAGTTGTGTGGTAAGCGTCGCGAATAATGTTGTTTGCCTGCAACCGATCAATTGTCGGTCGGTGATTAAACGCCACCATCGTCATTTCTTGCGGTGACATGCGGCGAGTATCAACGTCAGCAGCTTGCAATGATCGCTCGACCATTCGCAGCATCGACATGCGTTCGAAATCCTGGTAGCCAGCTACCTTGTCAGCGTCAGCGATTTGAGTATTGCGTGACCCGCTGCCCTGCAATGCTCGACTAATCAAACCCGCTCGCATTGCCTTGCGCAATTCTTCGCGGCCTTCGCGAACCACTGATGGTCCGCTTCCCAGTGGTTGCGTCGTAGTCATTCGTTCCAAAACCTTCTGACGTGCGATGTCAAGTGATACACCGGAGTCGCAAAGCTCGTCAGCGAACGCACGTTCAATCTTCACTGACTCGACTATTGCTCGGATTTCCTTTTGTCGCTGTAGTTCAGCTTTTGCCGAACGCTTGACAGCCTTTTCGATTTCTTCTTTCATGTCCTTTTCGCCTTCCATGCTTTCGATTTTTTCCGCCTCTGGTTCTTCGGCGTCCGATTCTTCTGCGACAACTGGCGGTTCCTCTGCCGATTGGATTGGTTCTTCAGCAGCAACGCTGGGCGTTAGTGCCGACATAAGACCAGCCGCCCAGGCTAGTGCTTGTTCCGCATCGTCGATCTGTTCGGGCATTCCCTTGGCTACGAGTGCGGCTTTGATTCCTTCTGACAACATGCGTTTAGTCTCCTTATGAGAGTTCGAGTAACTACGCAGCAGCTCGCGTACGGTTGAAGTTTCATCTGCACCGGCTGCTACTAGCGATGCGTCTGTGGGTGTCCATTCAGTGACGATCACCGCTGGCCCTGTTATTTCCTGAGTGCCGTGAACCACTGATTCACCGCGACGAATAGCCCGCTGTGCCGTTGGCGTTGCGGTTATCGAAAAGTCTGTTAGGTGTCCGTCTAGTAGCTTTTCGTAAGCCACTTGCGAATCGGTATCTCGTGCGAATGTCGCATCGCCGACTAGCTGCCCGTTCTCAGGTCGGATGTTACGCACACTTCCAAGCACGTTACGGACGGTCGATCGATCATGGGAATCGACTATCGGTAACTGCTGGCGATTGGTGCGGAATCGAACGCCGTCCATCGATAGGATTTCGCGGTAGTATTCGCCTGCGTTGTCGTCCCATCGCTCAACAGGATTCTCCGAAGCGATGACGACCGGAACCGACTTTGTTTCAGCGTTGGCTTGCTCGCGTCGAACTTCCACCATGCGCATGACCATTTGGCTTGCTGGTGGCTCGTTGTGCTTAAATGACTTTAGTTTCTTAGTTGTCGCCATCAGTAGCCTCCACGCTTTCTAGCTTGCCGCTACCGTCCATCGCATCAACTATCAGTGCGTCAATTGACTCTTGAGCCATACCGACGCTACCGAGGAATACTCGAGCTTTCGCTTCGGTAATCTTGCCTTCAGCTAGTTCAGCCAACACGGACTCGATAGCCTTGCGATTGCGCTTGAATTGCAGTGTTGAAACTGCTGCTAGCTCGCCGGAGGGTTGCGTTGCTTCTGGCTGTTCGGATTGTTCGCCTTGCGGTTGCTGCGGCTGGTTCGGATTCCAGTTGATTGCCGACAATCCGAGCTTCGCTAGCAGTGCGTTTTCCTTGGCTCGTTGGTAGAAAACATGCCGCCAGTTCAAGCCCTTAGCACCAAGCTCATCTGCGTAGGTCGCTTGGTAAGCGGCGATGGCATTTTGGCTTGATGATTGCTCTGTTGATGGATCGACCCACTCCCAAGTGGGCGGCATGAACTCGCAAGGAGCATAGCGATCGAAGTCCTCGGATAGCTGGTGCATCGAAGGAAAGCCGACCTTGCCAATCAAAGCAGCCGCTTCGTTGAACTTACGCCACACAGGGGAACATAGATGGTTGATTAGGTAAGACTGCCAGCAGCGGAATCGTCGGCGGTCTTCCAGTTGACTAGCTCGGTTGCTGCTGTAGTTGGTCTGCGAAAAGTCGCGTGCAACAATCTCATAAGAAAGACCAGTGCCAACTGCGATACCTCGCAGCATCAAGGCTATCCAAGGTTCCGCGTTGCTGTTCGGTCGCGATGGATTGACTGTCTCAACCGACTCACCTGGACGCAGATAGAACACAGCCCCAGGCTCTAGGTAACTGTACTGGTTGCCGTTAGTGTCCGAGGCGTCTCCGTTGTTTGGCCCCATCAACGATGGAAGCGGTGTTTCGGTCTTGATCATCGCCGTAGCACATGATGCAACCGCACCGGCTTGCATCTCGTTGTCTAGGTAGATACCTAAATCCCGCATCCAAGACACAGCAGGAGCAAACCACGTAACGCCGCGAGTCTGCCCTACGCGATCTCGCCGGAACAAGTGCAGGATGTTTTCCGCCGGTATGCGAACTGGCTCGCGCCTAAAGCTGTGATAGTCCAACGGGTGAGCAGGGTAAATCCAGTAGGCACATGGCTTGCCAAATTCGTCAAGCTCAACGCCACGCACAACCCGCCGACCTTCTGAGCGTGAGTATTGGTAGGTGTCTCGATCGGTTGCCAGCCGATCCGCTTCAATCAGTTCAAGTGCCAACGGTACTGGTCGACGGATTCCGTTATGAATCAGCGGAACCGTTACCATGTGAATTAGGATTTCACCAGCTTCGGCCATTTCGCGTTGACACATGGCCTGAACTTCTGACCAGCACATTTGGCCGGTTAGCTCGCAGACCTTAGCCCAATCGCTCCAGGTCTTATCGCGGATCTCGTTTGTCAGTTCTACGTCTTCGCCGTCTTGCGTCTCCAGTAGCGATTGCGTCCTGATACCTTGCCCGACGACTGACGAAACGATTGTGTCAACCACACCCCAAGCGTAGGCGTTGTCGCGAACCAAAGTCCTAGCCCATGCTCGTAGCTTGTCGGCCCCGGCTGGCCCAAGCATCTCTTGATCGGCTGGCCTGTTCTGCGGACGACGATTGCCGTCTAAGCGGCTCGGTTCTGCACCGGCATAACTGCGTGCGAGAATAGCCCTTGCCTGAGCCCGCTTCAGTGCGGCACTTGGTGCAATGGATTCGATAACAGAATCAACGAAGCGGCCTATCATGCTGATGGCCTCGTAATCTTCGCTAGTCGAATTGCTCCACCGCCTGCACTGCGGCTAACTTCGTTCTGAAGCAAACGACGCTCCTCCATGAGCGTCTTAAGGTCAAGCCGCGTGACGGTCCTTGCCCCAATGCTGTAGCTGGAGTGTTGCCCAGTCAGCAAAGCAGTGATTGCGGTTTCTATCGCGTTTAGAAGTGCGGCTGCATCCATGCCCCGCAAGATAGCACGGATTGACTATTTCTTAGTGGCTTTAAGCCTGTTTATTCAACCACCGTTGAAACGCGGTGTAATATCCTTCCACGTGTTCCGGCATTTTCTGCAACGGCAATATCGAACAATGCTATTTTCAGTTGTGACTTTTCCGTAGACTTCCGTATAGCTAAGGCCAGGTAAAGCTACGCACACGCTGCAGACTGGTGGCGTATATTGTTTTGGCTGTGGCTCTATCGCCTCCGCACTCCCTGAATCCAGCCGCCCGGCCTCTGCCGAAATCGGTTCTGTGGCTGTGCTGACTGTTTCGATTGTTGCGATTGCTGCGGGTTGTACGATTGCAACTGGTTCGGCTCTGGCTTCGGAATCACCTTGAAGCCCTGCAGCGAACTTGCCAGCAGTGCTAGTGCTGTCGCGTCTAGCCAGTGATTGTTTCGGTTTACGACTGCCCATTTGCTCACTAATCCTTTCCCTGGAATGAATTGTTCCCTCCGCTCCTCTGCTACTAGGTGATGTGAGAAACTTAGGTGCTCTTTCGCGTCTGATGTGCTCCACAGTGATAACGCTCCGTCTGTTAGTTGATTTTGCTGGTTAATCGTTTCCGTCAGTAGCCTTTGCTGTACTTGGTGCTTCCAGTACTCCGAATCGAAGTTGAATAGCCACACGCCAGCCGCTGACTGGTAATCCGCTCTAGCCCGCTCGAACTGCCTGCGGGTTTCCGAGTCCTTGCCTTCAAAATGTAGCTTACTACCTGCGTGACCTTTCGATGCGTTAAATGGTGAACCGTACTGCCGGACGAACGCATAGACTGCGTTGTTGTAGTCGCCAGAATCAATCAGCACCATGTCCGGCGGATTCTCGCTCTGAATGTCGATTCTCCACGCTTCCAGCGATTTCAGGATTGCTGTCTCTATCGACATTTCGTCCGATGTTGCCGACAAGCCAGGCGTCTCCATGATGCCGTAGTCGACGATGTGACTGATCGCGTTGCCATGCGTTACCAGCTTTGTCCAGTGGGAGTAGTATTTGCCGATGTCGAGCCCGACTGTGATTTTGTATTGATCCGTTTTAGGTAGCTCGCCGCGTGCTAGTCCGCTCATGCGTCGCTGAACTAGACCAGCAGTTAGCTTGCGGTTATCGACTTCGCTATGGTTTGCTGGTTGCTGCTGCAATTCAGCCAGCACCGCATCGAGCCCCCAATCAGCCACGCGGTTAAAGAACGCTGCCAGTGCGTCCAGTTCGATAACGTCGCCGTCCTTATTGGTTTCTTTGACATGCCGATAAGGGTTAGCTATAACCGCACCAGCGTTCATATCGTCAAAGTTGTCGCGATAGAACTGAGTTGCAGTTGGTCCGTCCTTCTTACCTGCCGCTTGGTCTTTCTGCCTAAGTGAAATATACTCGTCCCAAAGTTCGCGATGCGTCGGCCACTCGACCAACTGAGCGTACCGCTCACCATCAAACGACGGCTTCAGGTGCTTGTCGGTGACTCGGAAGGAATAACAATCTGGATTTTGAATCGTAGTCAGCACCACTCGCGGAATCTTAGTATCTGGACCGCTCAAGCCTGCAACGTCGCCGTCAATCATCTGCTCAATATCTTCGTGCCGGTCAGTCGGTGAAAACGCTACCTCCCGCGTTTCTGGGTCGTCGATGATCGCCAGGTCCGGGCGCATGTGCTCAAAGCCTTCGCCACGAATCGCTGAGTCAAGGCCAAAGAACGTCAGCCGCTTACCTCCCCAATGCGTCGTTCCCCATTTCTGCGGCGGCACTGTCGGCATCACCAATAAATGCTGGCTCCATGTGATAAACGTCCTTTGACCGTCAACGTGCTGCTTGGCTGCCCGCTGTGGTGCTCCTTCCAGCCCATCAACACATGCGGTAATCTCTGGGAAGTCGCCGTGAAACTCTGGGTACAAACTGCCGTTCTCGAACTTATTGCGGAACTGTTGAAACAGCTTTCGACCTTTGACCATAGTATTGCCGATAAGGACCGGAAACTGCGTCGACGTTCCAAGTAAAGCCATTACAGCGGTACAGATAACGATCTGGCTCTTGCCGTCACCGCGTGGAGCCGCGATTGCTTTATCCCCTCCACTTATCGCACGCTCCCATATCGCCTCTATCATCGCGATATGATGCCGACAAAACGGGTTATAAAAGATTCGCTTAAAGTAGGTTCGTAGTGCTCGTTCCGGGTCTTGCAAGCAGGCTTCCCGACGTGCTAGGTCAAGTGGTTCGGGAATGTAGACGCGAGCATTTGCACTGCGAGTATTTCGCTTTCTTAGAGTATCTTTGCCGTGCTCAGTCGTTTCAACTACCAGCTTTTGAGTCGCTATCGGCTGACTCGATATGCTGCTGATCTGGCTCGTTATGTCCGAGACTAGCAAGCTGAGCCCTGATCTCGATAAGTGCGGCAATTGCTGCGTTGTGCTCATCCTTTTGATTCTGACCCTCCATTACTGCCGCGATCTGTGCTGCTCTCAATGCGACCCTTGGATCTGCATCGCCCAAGAACGCATTAACCGTTGCAGCCGCCCGCTCTGCATCAACTGGGTATCTTCGCCTGATCGCAGTCTCAAGCATGCGTAAGTCACCCCTGACCCCTATAGCGCCACCTAACTCAAAACATCAAAAAGCCGGACTGTGTGTATGAAAACCGAGCCCCGCGTTGACCTCGTTAATGCCTTTTTGGCAGGAAGGACCCAACCCGGTGGGGGGTTATCGACCACATGAGTTTGCCACGATTGACAGTGCTGACGTATGCGTCGTGACCGTGCAAGAGTACTCGCGATTACCTGCGACTCTCACAGACTTATTAGCCGTCAACACCACTTCGCCTGCTGCATCTTCAAGCGTTACCCAAGTCGTCTGCCCTGGTCCTCGACTGTTAAGCGTTGCCTCACCTGCCGACCCCGCCCAGGTGCAGTCTAGTACGTGATCGCCCGGCCCGCATGAAACCCAATCTGCTGCTTGCCCTGTTCCGGTTGTCGTCACTGTTGCCACTTGTGCCATTTCGTTTTTCTCCTTAATTAAGAATCTGTACTTGCGTTATCGTTTGTCGTCACATCGTATTGCGTCGACCATCGCGTCCTGACTTCTGCCAATGAATTAACTGTCGCACCTAGCAACGCACCCCAAACGCCAGTGCCTGTTATCAAGTAGCGATTGTTATTCACGACGTTGCCTGCTCCGATATTAGCCAGCAACTGACTGTAAAGGTTGCCGCCGCTGACATGGAACGTATTGCCAGTTACCGTGCAGCTTTCCGGTGCTATTGCCCCAGGAGAAAACTCAAGAGCAATTGCCGCAGCTCCCGCACTATACACCACGTTATCGGTGACCACGCACTCGCTCGCATCTTTAATGAGTATTCCGTTTGCTGCACCGCCGGTAAATGTGTTGCCGGTTACGCTGTTTGAGGTTCCTTTTAGCACCAGAGCATAGTTACCGCCGCCGCTAGCGTTGGTCGTATTGCCTTCGACGACCACATCTTCGCTGCCAGTAGATACCAGTATTGCATGCCCATTAGTTCCTGTATTGACTACAGTATTTCGCTTAATCTCATGCTCAGTGCAGGTAAATGACCCTCCGTCATCTGGCCATGCGATACCGACAACACCCAGGCTAGTGACGTCGTTGTCATTGCAGGTGCCGTACTGCGTTACACCTTGAATACTGACGCCCTTAACACCGCTTGTGGTTACTAACGTGTTTTCATCTATATTCAACAGTGATCGGAATGAAGCATTTCCGCCAGTATGAACCACGTTTCGCGCGGTGTTGTACCTGACGACAATCTCTGCTTTATAGCTTGCAGTTCGTCCTGTCAGGCTGATAGCAGTCTTAGCACCCGTGTTAGATGTGACGTAGCCTGTACCGCTGACGCTGATATTGTGAGCCACAGATACGCCACTGCGATCATTGCCGACAACACGGAAGTTTGTCGCATTGCTGATAGTGATCTCAAACGCACCGGCTGACGTAAAAATACAACGCTTCACGCCGACATTATCATGCGACGTGCCAACCATTGAAAATGAACCGGTCTTACTATTTGTATCTGTGAACACGCAATCGACGACATCGAAGTTAGTTAATGCTGTTCCAGAAAAATGCACAAAACCTACTACGCTCGAAGTGCTTTGTATTTCCAGGTTTTGAAAGCGAATATTGCCACTCGTGGTATTTGGCCTGATAACGTAACTACCGCTAGAGTTGATGACAATTGGCCGCGTTCCTGGCTTGCCGCGAACAGTGACGCGATTAAGAAATGCTTTTGTGAAAAGTAAGTAGCCAGACGCTGCGTTTTCCGTGTAAGTTCCCGCATCAACCCAAATCGTGACTGGTGTTGCATTGCTCGTGCTGACCGTGTTAAACGCCTTCCAGATTGTTAGCCATGGATTGCCTTCCGACCCGTCCCCGGTCGTGTCGTTCCCTGACTTCGTAACGTGATAATCCGTTACCGCTGGCTCCCACTCCGCAGCCTCAATCAATGTCGGCCCAAGATAGGTGCCGTAGCCTTCGACGATGTAGCGAGTGTCAGCGTCATACGAGGTTAAAGCCTCGAACTCATCAGCAGTCAGATAGACGCCAGAACTAACTCCGCCGTCCAATGCTGTCGCTACTGGTTTGGCTATCGATTGTGCTATTGCTCGTGCGACCATTTATTCGTTCAATCCTGTTATTTCTTTCGCCAGTAATCTTGCTAAATCGTCTGCAACTTGCTCGATCACTGTTTCGTCGATGTCCCAAAATGCCGCGTGCAATCCTTCATGGATTAGCACCTCAATAAGTTCTTGCCCTCGAAGAGAACTCAGTATTTTTATTTCTTTGTTCTTCTTGTCGGGCGGATCGCATGAGCCGCGAGTCTGTCCTAAGTCTAAAAACTTTCCTAAATTTGGCACACGCCGCACGTTCCAAATCTTGCCGCGTATCTTGTGCCGCATTGGATCACGCCGTCACCACTTGGTTGTTTTTAACGATGTACTCAATCGCCTTTTGCATGAGTTCTGTGTTTTCTGCAAACATCCCTATACCGCTGTTGCAAGAACCGCACAAAACACCGCGGACCTTTCCTGTTTCATGGCAATGATCAACGCACAAATAACCCTGCTGAGTTTCGCTTTCGTGTGTTCCGCAAAGTTCACAACGATTGTTGCTGCGTTTCCAAAGCTCCAAATACTGCTCTGGTGTACAAGCAAATGGTAAATAGCCCCTCTTTTCTGCTTTTTTTCTTGCTGCTGTAATTTTCTTTTTTGCCCAGGCTATCGAACCAACGTTTTTATGACCGCCTTCCCAAGCGTGGTGACATTGCCCGCGCTTTCCGCATGTTTTTGAGTCGCCTGATTTCAAGTTAGAAGCACGAACGTTTGCAATTCTTCCACATTCGCAAACGCACTCCCAAAGAACTCCGCCATGCAGTCTCCCGATATCGCCAATTACCGTTAGTTTTCCAAATTTTTGACCTGTGAGGTTTTTTGCCTTTCCCATTATGCTGAAACAACCTCCTTGTTTTGCAACTGCTTGTAGTTAAGGACATCGAATACGCCTGAAGACCCTACCTCTACAATTGCGTGCCCGTGATTCCATTTGTTTATCCTGGCATATTCTGGCGAAAGATCGCATAAGCACCCCACTGACCAGCAGTTTATCGGTTCGTGCTTCCATGTGTACTCGACGTGCGACGAAGACCTGTGGTGGTGTCCAAGAAGCGATGTGTCAATCATCCTCAAGAAAGCACCTCTCGCAGGATTCACGCTCGACTGCAAGCCCCTCGGCAATTCGTGGCCATGCCACACCGGCAACTTGCCAAGCATTACAGGTCGCTGCTCGCCAACAAATTCAACCTCTGCAAGCTCGTCGATCTTGTTTAGCTCCGCATCAATCGTTAGCAAACCTTTCCAGCTGATGTGATCCAGACCCACTAGCTCCGGTGCTCGACTCCAACAGTATCGCTCTAGCCTTTCCTCATGGTTGCCAAATTTGTAAATCAGTTTCGCGTCAGGAAACGATCGCCGAAAGTAAAGCAGACCATCGCGGATAACCTCAAGGCTGTTTGCCGTATCAATCGCCTTAGGTGATTTTGCCCACGAACTAAACTCCTCTGCGTCTGCGAAGTCGCCGTTCAGCAACACAACGTCCGGCTCACCAAACTCTTTTACATGTTCAACTGCCGCCTCAATCGCCGCTGCGTCATGCTTTGGAAAGTGGCAATCGCTAAAGATTGCAACTACCTTTCCATCTACTTGGTACGGCTGCCAAGGCTTGGCTTTGCTTGGTGGACAGGTCAACTGTTTACTGCCGACCCTTGGCATGTCCTTAATTCTCGCTTTGACTACCGATCGCTTGTATTCTCCAATCGTTCCTGTAACCGCTCGCACTGTACTTCTTGCCGCTTCGACTGACGAAAATAGCTTCGGGTACTTTGCCACAAGCAGCATTGCTACACGTCGCTTACTCGCTTGAGGATTCGCCTTCAGCATTTCAATAGCTAATTCTGATCTGCTTTGGGGCATCTACACCACTCGCGATTCGAGGATTTCCAACCGTGTTTTGACCGCTGCAAGCTCCACGCGAATTTCTTCACGCTGCTTGTGGCAGTCCTTTACTTCGTTCCTCTGCTGGTCGTACTCGGCTTCCAGGTGAGTGAGTCGAGCAAGTAAACTTGCCTCGTTTCGCTCGTAATCTGTCACTTGCTTCTTGTAGAACTGCGCGACAACACCAGATAGAGTTGCAATCACCGTTGTTACTCCCGCCAGTATCCAGCCGAAATACGAGTTCTCTTGCGTCACTTCTTGAGCTTTCTACGCTAAACGACTAACGACCAAACACCCACCGCACCGCTGAACGCACCGGCCTTGCTCGCATGACGTTCCTTACTGGCTGACGCATTGCGTACTGCTGAGAATAGCCGCCGCTGCCATAGCTTTCGTTGCTGTAAACTGTCGCGGCATATCCGGCACTGCCGTAGCTTTGCTGCGTTACTTGCTGGCCTACCGATCCGTAGCTTTCCGATTGCTGATAAGGAGGTGTCACAGCTTGCACAACGGCACTTGTAGCCTTCACCGCTGCAACGGTCGTATCCTTCGCAACCTCAGCGACGTTGGCCACTGCGTTGACAACTGGCCTAGCCTTTGGCCGCGGAATCGGGCAGGCACCGCCGATGCAGTCCTCATATTCCAGAACTTGTGCTGCCTTAGCAGTGCCGCCCGTTCCGTTGCTCTGCTGTCCATTGGTCAGCCATCCCATAATCGAGGCGACTAACGCGACGACGACTAATTGAGGCTTCATTTTTTTAACTCCGTTTAAGTGTTGAACTGAACTAACCTATAATCGATTGTTTTGTGAAGTCGATTTTGATCGGACGCGGCCTTGGTGATTCCATGTCTGACCGGCCGTAAACGACAGTGAATTGATGCCGTCGCATTTGGTTAAATGCTCTCGGTGACAGGTACGCATAGCCTTTTTGACCCCAGCGTGCCGACCAACTATTTTTCATCAGCAACCACCAACCGTCACCTGACTGTCTGCCAATGTCATCGTCTGGAACGTAACCGCAGATAACCCAAGCATGACCGCCACCACCAGCAGAGAACGAAGTGATACAGCCGTCTCCGTCTGGGTTCATCGAGTTGCCCCAAGAGCAACCGACCTGCAAAATACCTTCTCCGCTGCCGATGTACGCTTTGCCATGTTCTGCGTCGGTAATGTTGGTATGGCTCTGTAGCTTGTAAACAGCCTTAGCTTTTCGTTCGTCGGTTAGATAACTGCGGCCTGGATAAACCGCCCGATATGGCTGAGTCTCAGCCGGAAAGCCTTTCAGGAATGCCCGCGTTCCACCATCAAGCGTGCTTCCGCGATCACCGTTGATGCCGCTTTCAACTTGGCTGGCAATGTAGGCGTACATATTGTCGATCTGCACGACTTCGCCAGTTGCAAACGCATAAGCGAACTCACCGCAGCAGGCTAAAGAAAAGCCTTGACATGCACCCACGCTGCCTTGATTTTCAACGCGGATAAACCCCTGATCAGCCAGCGGACTATTACGAGGGTCAATTCTTGGTGGCAAGTCACCCATCATCAGCAGGCTAGCGTTAGTCTGTGTTGCCGCTAGCCACTCGCGATCTTCAGACTCAATCGCGTATCCGGTCCATACCCCATCCTTGAGCACTACCATGACTTAGCAATCCTCCGCAAGAACTGCTCAACCTCGGCTTCCCTGCCGCCAAAACTTCCGTCGTCGCCACGCGGTAAAGACAGGTGGAACATTTCGTCAAACGGTCGTTGCTTTTCCTTACGCAGTTCGACCAAAGCAGGCTGCACAAACTCAAGCAAGGCCTTGTCTGTTTTGATTTCCCCGCTTGCGACTTTGTCGGCTGCGGTTGCGAATGTTTCGCTGTAGCCTTTCGAGATGGCTGGTAGCACTTCGCTGACCGTGCGTTCGATAGATGGCTTGTCTGGCCCTGGACCCGGCGTCGGTGTTGGATCGACTTTGATGTTCTGCCAACCAAGCACTGCGACGATACCGACGATTGCAACTAGTGCCGGCCCCCAAGTCTCGAGCCACGTTTGCTTGACTGGCTCTGTGCCTTCCAGTTCTGCCAGTCGCTTGAGTGCTTCGGCTAGCTCAGCTTCGATCTGTGCTTTGGTCTTTCGCTTCGTGCCGGTCATTCCTCTGGCTCTCCGCTGATTGGGTCCAACCCTGGATCTTGAATCTTCCTGTCACGCCACCATAACCAAAGTTTGATCGCGTAGTAAATCATCGCGATTACCGTCGCTGGGTCTAGACCATAGGTGGCTAACTTATGCCGCAAGCAAGCCTCTAATTGGTCTTCGTGTTCGCACTCAGACAAACACTGAGCCGCTAGATTGCGTGCCAGTCTGCGTCGTCGTGTTGAAAGTGCAACAGCCATTTATCGCCTCGGTGCTACTGGCCGAACTTCGCGGAGACTGTCACCGACGATCCAAACTGCAATCACCATCACGATGTCGTTAATCTGCTGCTCTGTGAACGGCAAACGGTCGGCGGCTAGAACGACAATGACTGACGAAACTGCGGCCCAGAAACGCTTGGACTTAATAAGATTTTGCATCGAGATTCCCCTTTGGTGCGGCATGATAACCGATTAGGGGTGTTTAATGCAAATTTTTCAAAATGGGTAATCTAGTCGCTGGCAAGATGGAGTCCTAAATTCTCCAACACAGCTTCAAGTTTCTGTATGGTAGCCGCTGAAATCTGCTTGATTTCCAAGAGTTTACCAGGGGTCTGATTGCATAGTTGACCTAGCGTCCTGATGCCTGCCATTTCCAACTTTTCTGCAATCCTTAGCGGCAAGACAGCATCGAGTCTGGTCTTTGGCTCGTACCGCACTTCATCGCGTAGCTCAAAAAAAGCTCTCTCGACTGCGGCTATCGCTTGGTCCTTGTTGCGACGATAAATTGCGACTTCCACCATCCTCGCATGCTGCTGTGCTATGGCTTGTAAATGCGGGTGCTCAGCAATCACATCGGATAGCATCGGTCTATCGTCGGCAGGTTTTACCATTGTGAATCCGTTCGTTAGTCGGCAGGCGTCATAACTTGCGCAGAAATCGTTTAATAACTAGTTCAACGGTGACTATCCCAGCCACTCGCTACTAACCAGTTGCACACGTCAACCATGTGGCTTTCATCATCGAAAGTAAAATCTTCCAACCCAAGGCGAACTTCTCCGCTCGATTCAAACCAGTAAACGCAACTAATGCTCAATCCAGCACCATCTAGAAGGCAATCGTCATCAACTAGAGCTATCTTGTCGCCGGTCCTTGGGACAAATGGCATCGCAACTTTCTTGAAAAACTGCCTATTCGTTCTGTCCTTACCATTACCAAGCGAACCATTAAAAACCAAAATCAGGTCAAACATGCGTCACCGTTGAAAAATGTGATGAATCGGAGCCGTGGGTAGAATCGTTTGGCAATGGTGGCTCCTGTCCCACGGCCCGATTATCAAAACGTTCGTCAAATCTAATTCCCCGGCAAAACTAAATACTCGATCGTTGGCTTGTCTGGCCTCGCGTGCGCAACCCAGCCGTCTGGTCTTGCTACGCATAGACTCGCAATCTCAATGTTTTTTGGCTCTAGCATGCACTGCTCGCTGTATAGCTGGTAGCACACTGGTAAATCTTGGGGATAGGTTTTCAATAACTCAATCAGTTCTGCAACTGTCACAATCGAATCTCCTAAACTTATTTTACTTCCAAAAACTTTACAATCTTCCTATTCAACTTCTGATCCCAAGCATGCCTCAAGCCTAGCTCTGGGTCTTTGCGAACGTGGCCGCCAATGCCATCAAGATATTCCACATGCCGACCGCCACGATTCCATGCTATTTCCATTTCTTCCGCTGCCACCATGTGTCCGCGTCCTTGGTCGTTCCAAATAATCAACGCCGGGGCATTTCCTCTCGCCGCCTTCATCCGTCCTAGCGGACCTTCGTAAAGAACTACCCGATCAAATACTTCAGGCATCAGACACGTTAGGTCCGCGATGATTCGGCAACCGCGACTGTAGCCGATGGCTGATAGGCTACCTGCTCCCAGCCGCTCGATCTCGCGTCGAGCCAGCCGGACGTTGCACGCTGAACTGAAATGAATATCCAGTTCGATACTGCCGATGTCCTCTTGAAGCATCTGAGCCGTGCCGCCAAATCCGTGGTAGGCGATGATCATGCTATGTCCCGTATTTAGTCTTTCGCCTTCGGTGGCCTGTTTGCTGGCGGGCGTTCCGTCAGCTTCTTTGCCACCTTCGTAGGTAGCTTCGCTTTGGCAGCTTCCCCTAGCCAAGCCGCTAGCGTTAAGCCTTCGGCTTTCGCTGCTTCTTCAAATGCAACCCACCAATCGGAAGGTTGCGTGATGTTCTTTCGCTCGTTCGTCATACTCCACACATGCCTTCACACTCGTCCATAAAACTAAAAGCCTGCTGCCCCTTTTCAATATCGCTTCTGAAATCGACCTTATCAAGCGTTTTTCTGGAGCGATGAAAAAACGGAATGCCTTCAAAATTCACCTCGATGTTTTTTTGCTGCTGCAAATGCTTTTCAAACTCAACAGCCTGCTTGAACTCATCTGGTTCCTGCGTCTGTAGCCTTCTCCATTCGGAGTTGCTATGAAAAGGACAAAAAACACATGATGATCTTGGAGGTTTCGGGTAGCCATGAACTTCCATCCAATCGATGCAGTTCTGTCGTGTCATTTTCAATTCGACCAAGGGCCAGCGATTTACTACAAACTTTTCTCTACTGAATTTCATCCTCTGCATTTCGTCGTAACTAATACCGATCAAACTTGTGACCGTAGCGTATTTTTGCCCGCGTTTAACTCCGCACCTTGCTTTTATTTCACGCAGAATTGGAAGAACTTTGTATTCAATTGTGCATTGCCTTGTGTTCGAAAATCCTGGTTCACCTGTTGTTTTTGAAAGTGTGTAAACTGGCAGCAAATTCTTTATGTACGGTGCATCATCTGCTTTTTTGTTTCGCACTTTCAGCGCGTCTTCACTTAGCTTGCCTTTGGTTACCCTGTAAACAGGAAAGGCCAATTGCTTTTCCAGCCAATCCAGCCAATCGTAAACTTTTCTAGACTCGTTTTGAGTGTCTGAAAAAATTGCAAAATCCACGTTGATTCCGCAAAGTTCGTTGCGAGATGCCATCAGTGCCATCGTGCTTGACTGAACACCCGCGCCTAGGCTGATAACATTCCATAGCTTTTCCATCGTTTGCTCCTATCCGTAAACCCAAGTTAAACACTGATCTGCAACAGCCTTCCATAGCGTCTCGACAAACGCCTCGCTTGCGTCAGGCATCCAGCAAATAATCTCGCAAGTTTCTGGCAACAAGTTCCATACATGTGTTCCGATTGAATCCTCGTCTCCCAAAAGCCGTGGTAGGCGATGATCATGTTTCACCTGCCTCCCTGAACTGCTTTAATATCTTCAATCGCCTCGACAATGCTTGTTGCATAGTATTCCAATTGCTGCACAGTTTTTAAACTGGCATCTGCACTGAGTTCCACTATCTGCGTGTCTCTCAGCTTTGCATTTAGATTCCGAAGTTTACTTACTGCCGACCTTAGATGAACTTGTGCTTCAGATGATTCCATGTCTTCACCAATCCATCACCAAACGTTCACATCGCAGATGCCCACTGTCTACCATTGAGTTGTTTTGGACTATGAAAAGCCGTCTCGCATAATCCAGAGGGTCTATCTCGATCTCCTCAGCCTTCTGACTTCCGCCACGCCGCCGAGCTTCCCGCGTACACTCCGGCCCGCATGTCGTCCTTATCTTTTGGTTTTGCGTTTTCGTCGCAAAAAATATAGTTCCGCAAATCTTGCATGTACACTCCTGCGGTTTTCTCTTCGGTCTAGGCACTGGCATAACTCCTGAATGCTTGCTGTATCTCTCCAATTTCCTCACCCGCAATGATCCGGTCTGTCACATCGTGGACAATACACATCGGTTCACCGCGTTCCAGCATCGCCCTTCCAACCGCATAGGCTCGTTGCATCGTCGCGTCCATCGGCAGCTTCTGATACTCTGCCCGTCGCTTAGCTGCCTCTTGCTGATGCCTGGCATGACTAACAAGTTCATCTTCGCTCATCGGCGTGTTGCGTCTGTCGGCAAGCACCAGCCGTCGGATAAACGGCCCTGGCCCTCTGTAGTCCTCGTAGCCAATGCCACCGGACTTGATTAACTTCGCCAGTGCTTCTCTGCACTCAATTAGCGTTAGGTCGTCCCATGCGGCAATCCAGCCCCTATGCGTTGCCCCAAGGTCTGGTGAATCCTTGGCAACACTTTCAAATGTCGGAAACTTGGTAATAAGTTCCCGAACGAACTGCTTGCCTTCTTCTAAATTCAAAATGCAATCTCCTTAACTTTTTGGTGGCCACTCTCCCTCGTCCACGCTTCCGGTTCATCCTCCCACATTGCACTATTCAGCCACACGCTAGGCATCACAGCGTACTCGCTTCGGCCCTGCTCACTGTCGGCGTAATCCGTAGCCCGTCGAATCAACAACCCCGCGTCAGCACGCTTCAACGCTTGCTTCCATTTGCGGTAGGCTTCCTGCTTCTTCGTTCTCCGCTGCCTTGGGTAGACTTCCCAGAAACTCTCAAACTCTTTCGAGTACACATGCCGTCCGCTTTCCGCTTCGAAAACGGACAAAGAAGATCCTTTCCATTCCCTTTCCTCTTCCCTGTTCCCTGTTCCCTGTTCCCTTTCCAGGCGTGGAACGTTCTTGGAAGGTTCTTGGAACGTTCCTGGAACGTTCCTGGAATTGTCGTTTTCCTTGGGGTTTTCGTTAAAAATAGGCTCTAACTTCGACTTTTGAGGTTTATCGATTCTTTGGTGATCTAAAAACTTGCAGATGCGGCCGACTGGTTTTCCGGCACACTCTCGGACCTCCACGTAACCTATTCGGGAAAGCTCTTGGAGGCTTCCAAGAACGTTCTTGGAATGTTCCTCGAATGGAAAACACGCTGCTCGAACTAGATGCGGATTCGCCAGGAAAAACCCGCTGTCATCAGCATGGTTCAAAAGTGCAATAGCCAGCAAGCGAGCATGCTCCGGCAGACCTGCGAGCGTCTCATTCTGCCAGAACTCAGGCTTGATCGTTCGTATCCTTGCCATCCCCAATCCTTCCTGTCTCAACAAAATTCTTCACTAGCTGATAGACCTGATCGGGGTCTAGTCCGTCGTGTAGGCAACACTTGATCGCTCCGTAGAACCCCAATATTGCCGCACCTACTTTTTGTTTTTCACTGTCAGCCACTTTTATCATTTCCTGTTTGCATGCGTGCCTTCCTAACCACTTCCTGCATTTCCCTTGGAGCCGGAACGTTTGGCCACCGCTTCCGCCATAACTTATAGGCTTCCTTCTCGGCCTCGTGCCGTGTCATGCCAGCGTCAAACTCTGCGATCCCGGCCCGCTCGCCAAACCACTCCATGTGCTCTTGTGCTGTCCAGTCGTGCATCGATATCACCTGTTGGCCGTGTTCTTACTTTTTATCACTCGCTAGGTGGTGATAATGATGAGTTCGTCGTACCTAATTGCGCCAACAATGCGCCAAACGTGCTTGATTTGCCCGGTGTTGGCACAATTGGCTTAACGTGCAAATACTCCGTTGGTCCCAGGTTGTCTTGCCATGCCTCCAAAAACTCCTTTGGATCAGTCCATGTTTCTGTCCCGATCGACCATCCGCCTTTTCCTAGACTTACGGAATCGTCGTACTCCGCAATCAAATCAACCGCGTGAAGGATTGCCGCTTCTTCTGTCTCAAACAACATCACGCAATGACACGGGAAACTATCTCCAATTGTGTCCACTGTCGAAACCAATGCAAATTTACTCATACTCAACTCCTAATAGGACGACGAACAATTGATTGCATCGAAGTCCCCGTCGACGCGTTTTCTGATGGATAGTCACCGAGCGGGGACTCGATGAATCAAAGCGTTCTGCTGACGAGCGACCACGTTGGTTACTCGTCGTTGTCAATTTCCCACGCCTTCGAAAAGTCGCGATCCTTAAACACCTCTGCGAGCCCGCTTATCTGACACAGACGCAACACTTCATCCGAATCCATGCCAAGCTCCTTGGCTATCTTTTCGTCCGACCAATTGCGGCGTTTCAACTCAACGACGATTTCCGACATCGAATCAATCCTGTGGGCACCGCGAGCGCGGTTGTGGCGGATCGTTGCCGCCATTCTGTCGGGTCTATCTGTGCGATCTGCCTTGATGCTTACAACTGGCAAGTATCCTTGCACTCTTGCGTTTACGTCTTTGCTTTCTTTGCCAACTCTGTTTCGGTGAAAACCGTCAACGACTTCGAATCGTTGCTCGCTTGGCATGGTTACGATTGGTTGCGTGTAACCGTCTTGCAGGATAGACAACTCCAGCAACTTCATTTCCGTTGGTGCAACGCTGTTGGGGTTGTAGTCGTTTGCGAACACCTGGCTGTTTTTTACCCATGTGACACAATCAACAGGCTCTTGAGAAAACGGGCTAACTTCATGCAATCGTGTTTTGATCGCGTTAATGGCTTCAATCTTTTCTTCCGTTTGAAGACTCTCGACAATCGCAAGCAATGCGTCTGTTGCGCGCTCCAATTCTGGATTTGATTCGATTGGTAAATCTAAATTAAGCTGATTCATTTTTTGCTTCTCCGTCAAACAAGTTCCATTCGGCACGCTTCTTTCGCATCAATTGCAGGTACTTTTCGTAAGCACTGCTTTTTGTTGGACTAAATCCAAGCGTCTTTAACCAGTAATCGTTTTTCAATAATGCCTTGACGATTCTTCGCCATGATCCAACCAAGTCGCGAGCTTCCATGTCTGTGTCTGCGAAATCCGGTATTCCGTTTTCATAACCTCGCAACTTATACCAAGTGATGTACTTGGCTAATTTGTTTTTGTAATGCTCCGCTGTTTTCGGTGGCATTGAATCGAGTAAGAATTTTGCAAACGATTCCCACGTGTGACCTTCGGGAAGTTTTACGGATCGATTGCCTAGAATGTTTCCTGATTCGTTGCCGTACATCTTGCCAGTGTTGGCACCGCATACGCGACAGGACATCTTGGCCCATAGCTTTGGTTCTATGATTTGGTACATCCACAATCCGCGTCTCTGTGTATCTCCAAACGGTTCATCGATTCGCATTTGATGCAATGTCAATCCGGCTTTGTGCATCATGTCGTAAAGCTTGTTGTAGGACTTGCCGTACTTGGCGATGTATGTCCAATCGTCTTCAACCGTCCAATCGTAGATTGGGTAAACGTTCCAGCAGTTATCAACTACGTTTGTCGTGTACTGCTTTCCGTCTAATCCGATCTTGTCGTCGCGTGCAATGCTTCGAAATCGATTCAAACTTTCGGCTGTTCGTATGCCGACGAAACACGCGCAATCCTTTCCGCCTGAAAACCATTTTGCAAACAACGGCGTAAATTCTTCAAACATCATTCCGTACCAGTAGAACGGAAAAAATGATCTGTCTTTTATTGACATAGGGTTGCGATCACGTACCCATAGTTCCTCTTTTCCTTCTTCCCAGCACGTCCATTCTGGCTCATGCATCGAGCAACCGTTCCAGGTTTTTATTGGCAATGCAACCCAGTATGGTTCAATCCATTCCGCGTACTCCGCGTACATCTGTTCGATGTGCTCAATCGTCAATGTGAATTGACATTCCCAATCAATAAACATGCAACCGATTTTGCGATTTCGTTTTTTTGCTTCCTCCATAACCATGTGCATCATAACAGTGGAATCCTTGCCACCAGAAAACGAGATGTAAATCTTTCCGAAACGATCAAACGTCCACGCTATTCGCTGTTTTGCCGCTTCGTAAACATCCATGTCAATCATTCGCTTACGCATACATTGATTCCCATTCCGCGATAACTTTATCTGCAATCTCATTTGCTGTGCTTCTTTGTTCTTCTGTCAACATCCACCATGCAACACGCACCACGTCATCACTCGCATTGCATGCGATACAACAGCACGCACGCCCAAGCCACGGACGGCGATTGATTGTTGAATCATGGAGATTTTGCGTGGTTGCGATAGGCCATTCTCGTATCACCTTTTGCATTGCCTCAAGGCATTTCTCGGCGGTTGACAGGGTTTCTACTGACGCTTTTAACTTTTCGTCAAAACAAGATTTATCCGTTGGCTTAAACATTCCTGATTTGTAATCTTCCCAATGCCAATACGGGCTCAGCTTCGGTAATGGACTCCAAAACATCATCTGCGTTACTGCTTGTTCCATGTCTACTCTCCTCCTCTTTTCGCCGCAGAAATCGGGTAAGGGTCATCCTCGCGATGACCCTTACCCACACCACCACGGCATGCGGTTGCTCTAAACTTCCTCGATCAGCAGATACGTTACTTCATCTTCTTTCGACTTGCATTTGACCTGCTGATACCTGACCTCCTTGACGAACCTTGGCGAATCGTCCGCAAGTATTCCTGAATGCACGAGTCCATCAATCGCCGCCTTCGCTGAAATTCCATCGGCGTCACAGAGCCTTGATCGATGGCTAATGATTGTGATACAGACTGGTGAATTAAATCGCGAACCTTTTTTCGCTTCCAGTGATGCATGGCTAGTAGCTGGTTCCATGTCGGCAGCGCGAACGGTATCACTACTACCAACGACTGTCGCTGTTCCAATCTTGCTTCCCTTCATAAATCGCTTAGCTCTCATGCTTCATTCTCCCAGTGACCCTGGCTGGCCTCGAACCAGCACCGCAGCTACTAATTCGCCTTCCCGGACGACTCCTTGCTGCACTCTTCCAATTGAGCTACAGGGTCATAAACGCCCTGTGTCTTTCCACTGAGCACTACTGTCAGGCTATTCGGTCGCGATCCCCGTCGCCAACGGTTACTGCGAGCTAGCCGCAGTGTTTCAAAACAAATCCAACTGTTCCACCTTCGGCCTAGCTGCCACCGCTGGCAAGCTAAGCATCACACCTTCACGAATCATCAACCCTTGCTTAACAGCCTCATCAATCGCCGCTTCCCACTGACCAACCGTCGCTTTGGTCCACTGCCGATTAGACAGCGATTCCTGCAAAATCAGCCGTACTAACTCAGTGTCTCGCACTGATCGACGTTCGCCGCGTAGGTAGTCCGTGATCTCTTTGGGGAGGTCAGTCATGCAACACCATGCCCAGCAAACAGAAAGCTGTCCCACCCAAACAAAACCCAAGAGCAAAAACTAACATCATCATTTCATAGCCTCTATAATCTGCCGTCCGATGTACTCTGCGACCTGTGGTACTACTGCGTTTCCGAGTCCTCGCAATCTGTCCACCCTTCGGGGAATCCCATTAGCCACTCGACCCACATCGGGTTCAGACTGCCACCACTCACTTCGGCTAGGCTTGGACCCGCAGACCGGCCGCGCTCCGCTTGCGTCTTGCCCTTGCCGCTGCGGTAGTCCCTCGCCGTTGGCGTCGGAAACATTGCAACAAACTGCGTCAGTCCTTTTTGACAAAGCCTGCCAGTGTCTTTGTCGTACAATCTCTGCTTCATGTGTGTCGGTCGGTTGCCGTCTTTGTCCACCAATCGCTCCGCTTTCATGCCTGGTTCGTTTGCCGCTGGAGTAGGCAACCAAGAAGACTCGATCGCGGAGGTGCGGTGCACCAACGGCGGCAGCCGGTATGCAATGCCATTCCGCATCGTACCCGAGCGAGGCCAGCGACCCGAGAACGGAATCCATCCCCCGAGTAAGCAGAGCTGCGACGTTCTCCAATACAACGATTCTTGGTCCCATGTCGCGAACGATCCGCATGGCCTCGTAGAACAATCCGCTTCGCTCGCCGGCAAGGCCTGCTCCCTTGCCTGCGTAGGAAATATCCTGACATGGGAAGCCTCCGCAGATGACATCGACTCGCTCTGTGTCTGGCTGAGGCCAAGTTCTAACGTCACCATGCCTTCGCACTCCTGGCCAATGTTTTGCAAGAACTTTCGTTGCGTATTCATCAATCTCGACTTGCCATTTACAAACCATCCCTGCACGCTCAAAACCTAAATCAAATCCACCGATTCCTGCAAACAATGATCCGAACGTCAGTGGTTTCATTTCCATCCTTCCTAAAACGTGCCTCACTGGACTTGAACCAGCAGCTTGGGGTATGAGCCCTTGCCGCACCTGCAAGCACGCCCGCTGCTGCTGCGGTTAGCTCACCGTTCCGGCTGCTTCTGCAATTCCTTCGGAAGTGGCAGATGCCCGCCTATTGGCAACTCGCTGCTTGGCAACATCGATAACGCTACACTTGCCAGACAGTTCGTCGTCAGAATACACGCCTAAGATTACTTCTGGAAAATAGACTCTCGCCCAGTCCCTTGAGGTGTTGTAGAACAACTGCAAATCAGGCTTGGACTTCCATAGCGGAGAGTTCTTCGGAGTGATACTGCCGATCTCTGGCGAGGTGTACTCAAGCGGCTCATCGCTTCCGGCAATATCAGCCCACACCGTGCAACGTCGCTTATCGCCCTCGCCGCTAAACGTGTGCCGCAACCTACCTTCAATTGGTGCGCGTTCTTCGATGACGGCATGAATCAACTGCGACTCGTAGCCTACGCGATCATTGACAACGTAGCTTTTGTTTGCGACGGCAAACGGACTGAATCTCCACTCCATCGCCTGTATGCAAATCGCCAAGCAAGAGCCTGGATTTCCTCGCAAGTGCGGCGGTATAGCCTGACCCGATACGGACATCAGCTTTGCAAACTCCATTACGTCGCCCATGTCTTTGCACGCGACGGAACCATTCGCAAAGGTCATCGCCTTAGCAACCGACTTATCGATACTCGATTCAATCAACTCAGACTTCGTTTTCGTCGTTGTCACTGCGTTACTCATTTACCGCTTCCCCCATTTCAAAACCGACCCAGCGGGGTTTGATAAGATCGACTGGCCCGCTGTCCAAGTACCGATCTAGGTTGAAATAACTCATCTCATCCACCGCAACAATCAGCCGCGCCTCCGCATCTTCCAACCACGGTTCAGGCATGCGATACGGACTAACCTTGTAGCTACCGCTAGTGTTAATCGCAACGATGTAGACTTCTGGATCATGCCCGAACTGGTGCCGATACCCGCGACGGTAAAACGCCAACCGAACGTCATAAGCCCTCGCCGCTGCATCCCTCGCAAACGTCCTTGCGTCTGGCTGCGTCGTCGTCTTCCAGTCAACAAGAATCCCGTTCAAAATGGCGTCTGATTTCATGCGGCAATCAACCGATAAATCCTCGTCATTCCAGACATACTCGGACTCTTTGATAGAGGTTTCAATCACCGACCGACACCAACTGTTAGCACTCAGGTGATCCCATATTGTGGCCAGCGGATTAGCTTCCCCAGGCTTCAGGTAAACCTCCGCAGGATTGGCCGCTTTCCAATCGAGCCATGCTTTGCCCTTGCAATGGCCTTGTTCATTCAGAACTTCCGCTGGAATCTCTTTGACGATTGCATCACAGCCGCCGAGTTCAATCATTCGATGGACCAGCGTGCCAAACTGCATCGCCTCGCTAGACTTATCACGCGGCCAGTCTTTCAAACAATATCGGTGATACCAGACAATCGGGTCTGTCAGATAACAAGCCACCTCGCTGCTACTCAGTTCGTGTCTGCTGTGGTAATCGACTGCTTGGCTCGTCTCGTAAACTGTCGCTTCTTCGCTCATCAACGCACCCCCAACAACTGGCCTACCGACCGCTTGATTTCCCCGCTAAGGCTTTCCATCTGCTGAGCCGTCATCTCATCCCAGTAATCAACCAAACAAATCGCCCTCCGTGGCGAGATCGGCAACTCGTCCGCGAGTGCAGCCCGTAGGGAGTCGACTAGCGATTCGCCTTCTTCGTCGATCTCTCCCGTTATTCGTAGCGTGCCTGGGTAGCCAAGCTGTATCTTGGCGTGCTCCAGGTGATTGATCGCAGCTTGTAGCGTTTGCGCACATCTGCGGGCTACTCGGTCGATGGCTTCTGCCTTGATTTTGTCCATTGGCTTCGGTTCGTTTTTCATCTGCTACACCTCCACGTATTCAACAGGCTGCTTGCGGGTCTGAACTGGTGAGTAAACCCGCGACTCCCAGACTAATCCATAAGCCTTAGCCGCCACCGTCACGTAGTCGCCGTCACGCGGCCCGGCCAACACCTGCCCGCTAAACATTGGCCGAAACTCCGACTCGACTAGATAGACCTTGCCAAGTCCGATGTTTACGAACTCAATCTTCAGACCCTCACGATCGATAATGTCGGCGACCTTTCGCAGCATCTCGACTGTGCTTAGCTTGCTTTCCACTTCTGTTACCATGTTGGACCTTTTAGTTAATGACTTGCACCCTAAAACAACTGCAACTGACCGACATGCTTTCTTGCTACCTGCCACGTTCCAACTGGTCGGCCATAACGTCCTGTGGCTACACCGTCAGTACGCACCAACTCGCCGCTGGCTGTAAGATTGGTGATAGCCCGCCTAACGCTTGTGATTGGGGCTAACGGAAGAACGGCAGATTGAATCTGCTCAGGCGAAAACGACTCGCTAGGATTAGCCAGGAAGAACGCCAGAGCTAATTGCTCCTGCGTCTGTGCAGCGACCTCGTATTGTGCAACTTGATCGCTAGTCAAAAATGGCTGCGTGCCGTGGTATGACGCCATGATCCTGAACCAAAAAAAGAATCCTGCAAGCAGCTCACCGCTGCGTGTGTTTGGCTTGGTGCTCAGATAGGAGCAAGAAGCCGTAGGCAATTTGCTAACTGCTCGGCTACTACACCTTGCAATCAACACCCATAGTTTTACCTATTATCGGTACAACGTCAATAGGGAGTTTACGATTTTTTTGATTTAGCAGAAAACCCAATGTTTTGTGGGGTTTTTGCTCTTGGTCTGCCGGTGGTATGCGGCTTGTCAGCTAGTTTTTTTGCTGAAGTCAAATCAACGAGCCACAGCCTCGCACTAAATTTCTTGCCGGATAACTCACCATTTCGCAGCATGCGACGAAGATACCCATCGGTATATCCCGTGAGTTTTGCAGTTTCTTCTAGCGTTAGCCATTTACCGTCTAGCATTGTTACCATACCTGAATAGTATACATTATCGGAACAACTATTGCAAGAAACACTTTATCGGGTAGTAGATGACTTCCTACGGCAAGCCAAACCGACAAAGTGTTTCAAGGGTGAGTGATGGGGGTTGAACCCACGACAACTGGAGCCACAATCCAGCGCTCTTCGATACGGCCCGCAAAATCGGACCGAAAAACCACCGGCACAAGTTAGGTTGCTGCGGACGCCACTAGACATGGAAAAGTCGCTTAATCTTCATAGATGTAACGCTATGAAAGGTATGCCCCATGCTTTTAGTAGACCTGCTTGGACAGCTTGTAGCTGAACGTGCCATTTCGCCTATTACCGTCGCCCAGTACCGGCGTGCCGTATCACGCTTTACTGAGTTCCTTTGTCGGTCAGCGACGATAGCAGACCTGAACTATCAACAGGTCAATGCGTACTTGCTTTGGCTAGAAACTATCGGTCAGTCACCATGCTCGATTCGCAATCACAGAATCGGCATTATTTGCATTTGGAATTATGCAGTTTTCCCTGCTGAGATTGTGCCGCAGTTCATGACGCGTCGTATACGCAATCCACGTTTAACCCGAAAGCCTGTTGCCGCTTGGAGCGTTGATTCTGTCCAGCAGCTATTGCGAACCACTAGCCAAGTCCCTGGAAAGTTGCGTTGCGGAATCCCCGCGTCATTGGTGCTGCAACTACTGATTCGACTTGGCACGGAAACAGGACTTCGACCAAGTGACTTACGGCTTCTTCAATGGCATCAGATAGACCTTAAGAATCAGACGATTCAACTAACGCAACACAAGACAGGTGGAGCGATTGCCGTCTGCATTTCGGATGACACGGCAAGGCTGTTGGCTGCATTAAAGAAATACTGCCTGCCGCAAGTTCTGCCGATAGGTAAATCGGGGATCAGGAAATGGGAAGCCAAACTGTACCAACTGGCAGCGGCAATCGGATTCGTTAGGCGTCCCGGCCAAGGTCTTGGTACGCTAAGAAAAACGCACGCTACAGAAGTCTACCGCACGCACGGTATAGCCGCTGCGTCTGAATCCCTTGGACATCGTAGCGGAACGCGGATAGCCCGCGACCACTATATTGACGCAACGGCGCAAAAAAGCTATCTAGTTAGCCTTGGGTAAAGCGTAATAAACTCACACCAGTTTTTGTAAGAGAAACCACCATGACCGAACAAAAACCAAGTGCCACCATCGAACTGCTGAAAGAGATCCGGCGATTGCGTGAAGTTGCCGAGAAGGAATCGGCTGCGAGAATCGCCAGGGAAAATGCCGAACTAGTCAGAAAGAAGTCTCAAAATAAGCTGCTGATTGCCGGTGCAGTTTTCTTCTTTTTGCTGACCATAGCGGCGATGCAAGGCCAAGCGATTGACCAAGCACTTGTGATGATCGGCATTAGCATTCTGTTTGTCTGCTGGCTTGCTTGGAGACGGTAACTAACCCCACGGCCATTTCTCATTCATCCATTTTTGCCGGTCCTCGCAGCCGCATGGAGCACCGAGCCACTTCATCAGCCGCTTGAACTTTCGTCCGCCCACGCTGGCTAGCAGACGCTCTACCGTGTCACCGGCTCCGAGTTCGCCTGGTTGCTTGCGGGATTCCAGAAAGCTGATCACTTTGGGCAAATGCTTTTGTCTTGCCGCCTGCTTGGCTTTCTTTGCCGCGATTTCTTCCGGTGACTTCTTCGGTCGTGGCTGCGTGCCGTTGCCACCGTTGCAATGAACCAGCGTACCGCACTTGACGCAGACCAGTGTTGTTGCGATAGGTGAGTGGTGAGGCCATTGGCAATTGGGGCAGGGGGTCATCATGTAAACCATGCTGAAGCGGTAAGTGTTCCAGGTGGTGGATCTGGCCAGGATATTGTAGTGCCTGGGTATGGATCAGGACCAATGACGTTGCCGCTTAATCCTTTCGTGGTATTGGATGTTGATCGACTAGCACGAAGTAGACACTGACCCGTTCCTTCGATGTTCCCAGTGAACAAACCAGCACCACCACCGAGCCTTAAAAGGTTTAGGTCCGAGGGATTGATTTTCACAAACTGCACCGCAAGACTTATGCTCGCGACAACACCAACACCAGGACTAAAGTTAATCCAAGCTGACGAAAAGCCAAAGTAGGTTTGATACTCAGTTGTATAGGTAGTCCATGTCGCCGTTGCTACCCCAGCATCATAAGGGTAAGTGATCGGGCTCGCGGATTTTGTCCTAAACCCAGAACACCCATTACCAAAAAGGCTAATCGGAATGACCCAACTTCCGCTAGCCTGACTCCACTCTGTACCTGTAGCGACAATTTTTAGATTCAGATTTGTGTAGCCTGCATCAATAATATCTTGGCAGCAGCTAGTTGCTTCACAGGACTCCCATTCGCCCACCGTTTCTTCATCAACAACTAGCGTGACTTCACCCTCGCCGACTTGGCAAAACGCTCTTAATTCATAGTCTCCTGCTGCTGGATTTATGATACAGCCGGAGTTCAACTCAGCCACCAACACAGGAGGCGTATCCATTCGCCATAATTCCGCACGCACAACATCGCCGCTAGTCTCCCAGCACAGCGTGCAATTATCTTCGTCCAAGATGATTCGACCCGCGCAGTTCACGCAACAACTCGGCTCGCACATCTGAGGGTTAAAATGCGGCATCAATCTTCCTCAACCTGGAACGTGTACGTGAAGGTGATTTCGCAGCCTTCATGCTCACCGCTCTCTACTGTGCCGGTGATAGTGACAACGTAAGTGCCTGCTGCCTGCGTTCCAGCTTCGATCACCACGGAAGAAGGGTAGCCGCCTGGACCTATCGAAACAATGGCTCCGGCAGGCTCACCGCTAACACTGATATCGGTAACGTTATCCCAGTCTACGATATGTGACAGCCCCCCGCCTGTTGTCCAGTTGTGCGGTTGTCCAGGTTGGAGTACAGGATTCCAATCAAATGACGCCCCCAGTGCCTCATAGTCGGTTGGACCTGGACATTCGTAATTGCAGTCATTCAAGAAAATAATTTGCCGCTTGCGAACTGTACAGCCGTTTGGAATTGACTCAGCTTGTAGCTCGATGTAGATCACCGCTCGACCGCTTGGCAAAATCGTAACGTCGTCGCAAACGTCTTCAGGGGGCGTGCCGTAGACTCTGCCTATTGTGCCTGTCGCGTCGACCTGCTCAAATGTAAGCCAGTCTGGTAGCTCGCTGGCCGTCATGTTTTCCGCGTCAATCGCCGTGAAAAACATTAAGCCAAATTCGCCAATAGCAAAGTTGGAATTGCTAACTGTAAGAATAGCCGCATTGCCCGCATCGCATGGCCCAATGTTGATAGTGAACTCGACTTGAATCGGGCAACTATTTTCCGGTGTTGTTCCAGTAATGGTGACTTGCCAAACCGACTCTGCTGGTAGCTCGTCGCTGTGCAGTGTGATTGTGCCTGCGCCTATCGTCGCTTCAATCTCGTCCGGCAGTCCGACTATTTCGATATCGTCAACGTCGGTAAATGTTATCTCGTGATCGTACTCCTCGAACTCGGTAGCTTCCGGCAACTCTCCGATGACTATCTCCGAAGTGCCAACGTCGCACGGATTGACGAGCAAATTAAAGCCAGCGGCTATTGGACAATCGTTTTCAAGCGTCGTGCCACTGACTATAACAGTAAACTCGCCTTCGGTCGTTGGCGTGCCGGTTATTGTGATTGTCCATTCATCATCGCCGGTTTCCTCGATGGTTGCCGTTAGTCCGTCCGGCAGTCCGGTTATGGTAGGCTCACTGGCAAAATCAGTGACCACGATTTCATGCTCGTAGACTTCGTTTACTGTTGCTTCTGGCGGAGTGCCGAGGTCAATAGTCGATGCAGCTTCGTCGCAGGAAAGATCGGGACATGGACCTTGCAGAAACTCCCACCGCGAGCCAGTGTTGTAGCACAGCCCATAGTAGTCGGCATTAGCTCCGGCTGGCTTGTTCCACTGATGGTTGATTCTGATAGCTGCACTAGTTGGCTCGTAGATGGTTCCGCTTCTGTCGCAGCGTCTTGCGAGTGTTCCTGCTGGCCGGAAGTCCTCGACAAACTTGAAGAACTCTAGCTTGCCACTTCCGCCGCCAATGGTCCGTGGCCAACGCTTCATTATCTGGTCGACGAATCCGCGAGATAGTATGCCGCTAGCTCGAATCTGCCGGATGGTATCGAGTGCCATTCGTGCATCTTGCGGCGTCATTGTGGTTAGGTCCATTGTCTACTACTCCGGCGGCGGAATGCATGGACCTTGGACAAACACCCACTCATCTTCTTCGGTGGTCTCGTTGTAGACCTTGCCGTACAAAGCCTCGTAGCCATCCGCTGCGTTGTCAATTATTCCAGCCCAGTTGATGACGACCACAGGCACCGACTCGACTTCTTCCGTCGTGTCTATTTCGGTCTGTGTCCCTGCCGCTTCAGCCAGCGTGAAGAACTTCAGCGTTGAACCTGGATCACCCCCAAGTCCACGCGGTAAGCGTTGTAGTAGCGTTGGGAAGTGGTTAGGATGCAGTATCCCACTAGCACGAATCTGACGCACAGTGTCTAGCACCATGCGAGCATCTTGCGGTGAAAATATCGCAGCGTCGGACATGGCTAGGCTTAGTCCTCGATGCCGTAAACGAGGCACTTACAAGCGGCTGTGTTGGCAATCAGGTAGAGCGTTGTTGCTGGATTAAGCCGGAATGATGCGGTTTCGCCTGGCTCTAACCTTCCACCATAAACACCAGTTGAGAAACCCCACCGAACATAGTTAGCGGTGCTGAGGTTTTTTATGATAACCCAGCCTAGCGTACCAAGTTCGGAGAATGCTATTGATTCTTCGGTTGTGCCGATAGTGACATACCCCGGCGTAGGTCCACCCGCTGCGGCTTGGTCGAATTGCAGCGTTCCAGTGTCGTAGGAAAATGACAGTGAGCCGTTCGTAACCTTGATGGTCTGTCTGATCTGTATTTCGTTTGCCATGCTATGAAAACCCTAGTGCATTAAATGGAAGGGATTTGTATCGTTTGAACTCTAGCCAGATTGAGTTAGCTTCAGCATCTTCAGGAGCTATCTGGTAGCCGCTTGCGTCGATCGGAACCGGAGTTACAACTTTGTTTCCAGTTGCGTCCGTAGCGTGCTCGATGTCGTCTGTCGCGTCGTTTTTTACGCGGAATCCCTCGTGCAAAACCCTTGCGTACCATGCCTTGTCGGCTGTCGTGTTGTACGGGTAGCGAAACTTAAATCGTGCGGTGACTTGCCAGTAAAGGTTGCCACCTGAGCCGACTAGCTTTCCTGGTGCAGAAATCAATCGAGCCGTTCCAGGAGCAAAGCTATAGAACGTGTCGCTGTTGACCGCCATTCGATACTGATGGATCAAATGCGGGTTGTAGTTTGCAAAGTTTTTTTGAACCACTAGCACAGGGTCAGCAATGTCTATCGTCACTCCGTTTATCTTTTCCCCGTTGACGGTCTGAATCGGCTTAGGCGTGTCGTCTGCTGTCTGGTCAATTGGCTCGTTACTTGTTTCGTCGCTCCACTCGATCACAGGGGGAGCGTTCACCGGGTCTTGTGCTGGGTCTGGATTTTCTCCACCGTCGCTGCCGGAAAGTTCGATGCTAAAATCGCACAAAACCATTGAGAAGATCGGACTGACCACCTCGCGATTCTTGGACTTGCATGGCACAATCGTTCCAGGAAAAAACGCTCCCAGACTCGGTATTCCTGTGGCGTTTAGTATTTCGTTATCAGTTGCGTCGGCAGAATGCGTAACCTGATAGCCTTGGCGATTGGTGAACGTAAAAGTACGGCCGTCGCTGGTCGATACGCCAGAACCCGCCTTGCTCCATGATAGTTCAACGTGGTCAATCGTCATGATACCACCTCGACTCGCACGCCTGGAGCCTGCGACATCTTTTGCATGATGCTTTTCAGTTCGCCAAGTATTGTCTTGCTTTGCTCGGCAATTCGCTTTTGTTCCTCCTGCGTCTTGGCAATCTGTTTTTGCAAGCCTTCGTCGGAATCTCTACCAGTGGTCAGTAGCCTGGATTCGTTGGCTTGTAGTTCAGGAGCAGGAGTGGCTAGCGTCAGTTGTTGCGTTACTTCGCTTTGTTGGCTTTTATTCTCTGCCAACTGTAACTCAGCCTGTGCTCTTTGGTTTCTTTCTTCCATTACTGCAATATACTGCTGATCTTGTGCTAACGTTTGCTTCTCGGCCTGTGCTTGCAAGCTGCGTTGCTCCGCTAGTTCTGCTTCAATCCCTATCATGCGTTGTAGTTCATGGCGTGTTTCCATTAGGACTTCTTGCCGTTCCCGCTCACGGTCAATTGCTCGTTTATTTTGCTCGGCTATTTTTTGCTCGGCTGCGGCTTCATCGCCACCGCTTGCCTTGTCCAAAGCAGCCGACCAAAGTGATCTGCCAGAAGCTACAGTTGCCGCTCTTGCGGATTCCTGTGCCGACATTTGCTGCTGCGTTTCTGTTGACGAATCTATTTCTTTATTGATTCGAGCAATTTCTGCTTGAATAGCTGCCTCGCCTCCACCGGCTGCCTCAATTCTTCTCTGCCTGTCATTTAAGTCTTGCTGCAAGCGACGTTGCGATCGCTGATGCAAACGCTCTGCCGCTTCTTCCAGCCGCGTCATTTCGTCGATTGTTGCTTGTAGGTCGCTTGTCAAATCGTTGATTGCCGACCCGACCTGCCAGCCAATGACTGCCGCCGCTGCAACTAGTCCACCTTGAAACGCCAACGCCGATGCACTGCCCTTGTCCGCTGTCTGAGCAAACTGAGACGCTTTCTCCGTTAATTGTCCGAGTTGGCCTGCAACTGAAGAAAGAACGCCGCCGCCAGCAAGATTGGAAACTGACCCAAAGAACTCAGTAGTGGCTTTTGTGTTTTTAAGCGTCTGAACTTCCGACTTCGACAATGCTTTGTCTGTTTCGTTCATTGCGTTCTTAATGACCGCTGAGGCTTTATCCTCTGCGCTCAACTCGATCTTAATTGCACCGTCGCTCATCGCGTTCTAAACTCCATTTCGTCATGCTGCAAAACACTAATGGCTTCCATCACCCAGGCTGACTGGTCGAGCACACCACCGGCAATTGGCAACAATCCTTTTTCGCTGTAGGTCGATAGCTGAGCCACCTTTACCACGCTTCGGCAATACTGCTGCGGGCAGCCGGTGATCGTAACTATTCCATGCTCGCACTCCGTGCAACCCTCACCATTGCAAAGCGGGCATTCCATTTCCAGCGGTTGTTCTTCTGTCCCCTCATCAACGCATTTAACCGACGAGCAACCCGCACATATTTTGCCTGTGCGAATTGCTGCGACGACTCTTAGCTTTTTTTTTCTTCCGGCGTAACGTGCTGATTCAGCATGATTTTTCGTAGCAGTTCCCGCATCTCGAAATAACTCAGCACTTGGACAATCGACTCAGCATTGAACTCGTATGGTATGTGCTTCCAGCCGACGCAATGCTCGAGTATTTCCTCGGCGAACTTGCCAAGCGTGTCGGCGATTCCTTCCGTGCGTTCCGCGTCCAGGAACTCGGCAATCCGAATCATGCCGCGTCCCGATTGCGACTTGCACAGGAACGTCGGCCTAGAATCGGCTGGCTTGTCTTTGTCGCAGTCCAGCACGACTGGAAATTCTTGATTTGGTTCAAGGAACAAAGGCATTAGGTACCGAACTCCAGCGAAAACGAAGTATTCAAACCAAACTCCAAGTCGTCAACCATGATTCCGTTTCGGTTGCCATCACCCACGCTTAGCACTTGTGCTTTGGTAGCCGCAAACACTATGCTATCGGTGCCATACGCCATGCTCAGCGAGAACGCTGCTTCGGTTCCTGCGACTAGCTGACCATGCGGATTGCGTGACGCCACCAGTGCCGATTCAGGGTTAGCTGTTAGCTTGCTGTAGCGATCCGTGACAAGTGCCGTGTGAAAGCCTGTGGCGTCCGTCGCACACTCGCGCATGACAACGGTATTGCCAGCGTCGAGCGTCAAAGACTCAACGCACAATGCAACAGAGTTAAATGTGGTCGTAGCCGACGCATAACGCATGACGGTATCAGTCGGATAGGTCGGAGTCAGCAAAGCTGTGTCTGTAACCGCTGCCCATTTGCCGGTGAATGTCCACTCTATGTAACATGGCCTCCCATTCGGACAGACGATACGGAACGTCCCCATTGCACCATAGATGGAAAACAGCTTGCCATCTGAATAGACGCCGATTGTCACCGTCTTGGCGTTAGTCCCTGGTGCTTCTGCTACCGGCTCGAATAGTCCAGTCGTATTCTTCCAACCGCACGCAGGCAGGCAAACGCTTGCCCATGTCGGCACCGCTGAATCAGTGGCCGCCAGCATCGTCTTAAACGTGCATGTACCCTGTCGAGCACCTGGGTTGCCGCCATTGCGGTCAAACCCGCCTGGCTTTACGTGTTCTTCAACGTTGATATTTGGGGTAATCGTTATGTCGTAGGCATTGAAAGCTGCATCACCGTTAGCTAATGCAATGGCCGTGCCTGGAGTTGTTTCATGCTTAATGGCAATCAGTCGTTTTTTACGTAGCACTTTTTGTGTTCCTTAATTTGCCTTGTGCCTTAAGTGTCAGAAAGCGGATTCGCTCTCTAATTTGCTTTGGGAGTTCTTCGTTAGCGACTGAGACTGCAACTCTGTCTATTCCGTGACTTTGCATAACGTCGCCAGGCTTAACGCCATGCTGTAGGTCAAGTGGTCTCCGTTCTTTGCCGGCTCGCCTGTAAACGCTTTTGCCCCATTTGTCGTTCATAAATCCATCTGGAATGCGTCGGCGTGTTCCGACAAACTCTTGGACGATGACGCCGAACTTGCCTTTTCTCGGTGAGGTCGGCTTGAAGTATTTCAGTGGTATTGGATGGCCAGCCTGCAAGTAAACCGTGACCGAAACAACATTGGATCGCTTGCTAACTTTGCCGCGTGTGACTGCTCGCTTGAGTACCTTTGTCGGTGCTGCAATAACCTGCCTTAGTCTGCGGCTGGCTTGCGTCTTTACTTTCTTCACGGTCTTAGAGATCGCGACGTTGATAGCCTTGTCAAAGCTTTCGCCAAGGTCTTCAAGTATCTTGCGAGTTGCCGCGACTGACTGCTTGTCTAAATGCACGTTCAGCATTGCTCACAGCCTCGGTTCATAAAGGTTGTTTTCGCTGACTCTATATCGCACTCGAAGCGGTAGCAGTGCAGCGGCAAAGCCTGTGTCTGTCGATATCCGCTCAAAACTTCCAAACTCTGAATCGATTGCTTTGCCGTCCCAGTGATACCAGCCTGAATCCTGCG